AGCTTTAAATCCTGAAATATTAGGTCCTGGTACTCCTTGAACTCATTGTGGGCCTATTGCCCCTTGAGAAGCTAATAATGCCCAATTTGCTGTATCTAAACTTGGATCAGTTGTACCTGATGTTGCATTAATACAAAAATAAGAAGCTCCACCATAACCTACTGCATCATCTGCAACATAAGAATTACCTGATACCCATGCACCTTGCCATTCTAAACCTGCTGGTCCAACTGGTCCTGGTAAACCATTTGCGCCTGTAGGACCTGTTAATCCTATTGGTCCGGCAGGTCCTGCTGGTCCTGGACCAAATTGATTTGCAAAATCTTGAACAGTGATTGCTCCAGTTAAGTAACTATCATCTCTTCTATTATCTTTAAGACCTACTGGTAAAAGTGTTTTGCTTGGATCTACAGTAGTAACTTGTCTACCTCCTTTAATCCAGCTTATAAAATTTAAAATGTCCATGATTTTATTTGCTTATTATTTGTTATGAGTAAACTCTTATTTCTATTGATACGTTTTTAAAATTGTCTTGTTGTACAAAGGAAGTATCAAAATTTCTAACAATTATAGCATTATTTTGAGGAACCCCCATAGCTGTATTATTATTTACGTATAATGGAACATTATTATTTAAACCACTTCCAATAAATACAAATGTTTTACCAACAATAAAAGGACCATTACTTGGAAAAGATGATAATGATAATTTATATTGTCCAGTAGCTAAATATCCCCAAGATAAATTTGCATCAATAGTATTCTCTAATACTGTTACTACTGGAGCTCCTGTATTGAATAGTAAAGCACTGCCTCCATAACTTATAGGTGTGTCATTATTTATTGCAACAAAATAAGTACCTGGGTCATTGTTTGGTGCACCAACATTTAAGAAGTTTCCACCAGGATTTTGAATTTGATAAGTTACTCCTTTTGTTAATGGTCCAGAACTAATTCCAATTGTATTACCTGAACCACTCTGTGTTAATAAAGCTGTATACACTTTATATGCAGGTACTGGTGCAAGTTGTGCTGCAAAATCTTCAACTGTAATAGCACCTGTTAAGTAACCATCATCTCTACGATTATCTTTTAAGCCAACCGGTAATAATGTTTGTGTAGGATCAACTGAAGTAACAACTCTGCCACCCTTTATCCAAGAAATAAAATTTAAAATATCCATTGCTAATGTTTTTGTATACAGTATAATATACAAAAAATATTTGAAATAAAAAAATCCTCAGCCTGTAAACTGAGGATTAAATTTTCTAGCTAAATGAGGTAACAAATACTAGAATACTTTTATGCACATAGATAGCCTACTGTGAACACTGTTATAATAATTAAAGCTATAGCAACATTACTCATAAACCTTGCTTCCGGATCTTCTTCCCACATATGTTTTTGTGGATTATAGACAGGCTTAGTTAAACTTATTGAAGCTGCCCAAAGAGTAATTACTAGTATCACTGCTATGAACCATCCTATTGCATTAATAATTATCATAGTGAATCAATTCTTTTTTGTAAATATACTAAAGCTTTTTGTAAATCTTCTTTTTCTTTAGATTTATTTTTTTTACCTGCTCTAGCAACATACTTAATTACATTACCTAAGTAAAAATCTTTATCTAACTCCCAAGCTTCCAGTACGTTAAATACTTCATACACATTACCCGCACCACCATAATGAGAAGGTCTTGTTGCATCTTCTGCCTTACCTTTCATTTCATCATACTGCTCACATAACAATTGAGGTTCTTCTGTACTAGTAGATACATATTGAAAGTCTTCATGGTTAGTATTTATCTTACCCACTATCATCTTACCAAATAATTACAACATCCATTTCATTAAGTACAAACTTCATTGTACCTTCAATCTCAAGTCTTTCAACAGTCTCTAAGTTCAAAGCTGATGTACGGATATAAACTTGATCTCCAGCTTTTACATCTTCTACTTTGTCTCCAACTGCATACACTACCAACTTATTCCACAACTTAATTGTTTCTTTCATGATGTGCTCTTCATCTTTTTCAGATAACTGAATAGCTGATTCTTTTCTTACCGGTACTTCAACTAAGATAGTACGGCCTCTTAATGCTTTAAATTCTGACATAATTAATTTTTAAATGTGATTACTTTTACTACTGCCATTTGTGCACTTACAATTTCTCCTACTGCATGGTCAAATAACAAACTCTTAATCGGAGATTTTCCGTCTTGCTCATATAATTCTAACATAATATTTGCAGCTTCAGCCATAAGACTTTTTACTTTAGCTACCTTGTCATCATTTGAAGGATTGAATTCAATCCCTACTAATAACTCTCCAAAAGATAATATCTTTGTTTCTTTAAATCCTACTGCTTCTGCAGTTTCATTTACATTTGTGTTCTCTTCCATTATACTACTGTTTCATATGTTAACATAAATATATCTTCTCGGCAAGGATAAAACTCACCCTTAACACCTCTGATAATATAATCTCCTACTGAAGCTGTCATATCTCCTTCTAGAGTTACAACAACTAAATTGTTTTTCTCACCTTTGCTAAAGCATCTTTCACAAAACTCTAACATTTCTGTAAGGTTTTCTCCTGTCCATTGTTTTGCTTGAATGACCACAGGTTTTTTTCTATAGAACTTAGGCATAAAATTCGGCATCATGTTGAGCTTCTTTCTTCTCAATGTTTTTGAACATTTGATCTTTCAACATATCAAACTTGATTTGCTCTAGAATTCCAATCAAAGTGATTGCATTCATTTCACCTTTCTCTAAGGCTACTTCAATTTCTACTCCTTGATCCTTATGGATGTGGATAGCTAGAATTGTTGTTTTTTCTGACATACTTATTTGGTTTTTAGTTTGAGGTACAGATAGGATTCGAACCTATGGCTTTACAGTTTTGCAGACTGTTGCTTTAGACCACTCAGCCACTGTACCTTATTTTATACAAATATAAACTTTTTTTATTTACAAACAAAAATCCCTAGAATATTTTCTAAGGATCTTTCTTACCTAACCGTAGCAAAAATTTTCATCAATACAAATATATAAATTATTTATGATATAAAAAACCCAGGTAGTAATTCTTGATCAGAGAAACTTTCCTGGGTGTGTTAATGGTTATACATTTCTGCTTTCCCAATAACTTAAAAGACCAAATAGCAGATCTTACGGGATGCAAACCTGGTTCTTGAGCCTGCAAATTCTATTCACAGGTCTGGCAAAAGACCTACCCTGGTACGCTGATCAAAATCTGGGAAGCGTGGTAGATACTGTCTAATCTATACAAAACAATCTTTGTCTACTGTAGTTATAAATATTAAATTCATTTGTAGTGTCTATCCAATAACCCAACGGGAAAGTATCCTTACAATAGAATGGATAGTCTGCTGTATTATTATAGATAGGACTTGATACTGTATCCCAATAGTAAATGTACTTGTACTTTGGTCTAGTGTTGTCATACCCATCACCGTCCCACCAACCTGGATCACTTTGAACATCAATAGAATCTTTATATCTTCTTTCCCATAAATACATTGCTTTACATGTACATGGTAATGTATACTCATCTTTCTTACAACTTGCAAAAGCAATTATTAAAGAAATAAATATTGCTAGTAATACTAATTTCATAATCTTTAATTTTAATATTTAATACCCTATATACTGCAAAATTAAAAAATTTTACTGTTTAATACAAATCCGGGTATAAAAACAAGAGCTCCCACCTGCCTTCTCCTGCTATAGACTTATCTCTTCAGTAGTCTACCCGATGCCACGGACCCTTAACCATCCTGCATTCCCTCCGACAATGTTAAGTTGTCTTGTGAGCCAGTTATAATTTGCATAACACCAAATATAACTTACAAATGCATGCTATATTGTGTATTTTATTTAAGGTTATATCCTGATGAAAATTATTTATTTTAGGAAATTACCCTTAAATTATTCATTGTCATAGAACATTCTTTCTGAATCTTCAGTTTGCCACTTCTCAAATCCTTCACAATTGTAATAGTCTTTGTTAACTAAGTAGTCTGGCTTCTCAGGGTAGGGCTTAGTTACAAAACTAGGTTCAGACCACTTGATTCTATTGTTAGGTTGTAATGCAATCTGACCATTATCAAGTAAAATAATGTGATGACTCTTATGTTCTAATGGATCTTCTGCTAAAGATAGATCTGTGTTATGATCATTAGACCCCCAGTTAATTGTACCATAATAACTACCCGGGTAAAACTTGTGATCTTTCATATAGACTTCTACCCTAGTGTCGTACAAATATGACAAGTGTAGCAAAGTAAAGTTATAAGAGAAACAATTCCATAACTGTAAGTAGTGGAATGGTAAGTCTACTTCAGGCATTTTGTTTTCATGAAGCAAAGCATGACTTGGTAACTTATCTCTAAGTACTCCATTATCTAACAATACTTGAAATAGTGCTGCTTGTCCCGGCATACATCTTACTGATATAATTACCCCCGGTGTTAAATCTCCATGTCCTTTAGTATGTTGGTACATGTATTCATTTCTTACAAATACTTTAAGAGGAAAGAAGTT